ACAGAAGTCAGCGCAACGGACATCATCCCAGTCACGTCTGATCCTACGTTCACGACCGAGTACAACGCTGTCCGTGATAGCGGCAGGCGCGGTATCGCAGCGATGGACTACCAGTTGCTTCAAGGTGGTGGACGTTCTACCGTTAGCCTTGAAGGACCAGCCTACCCATCGACTATCGGTCACTACCTGATGGCTATCCTTGGAACTGATACTAAGACTGGCGCAAGCACTCCATACGTCCATACGTTTACGCTAGCGGCAGCAACTCCGTCATATACAATCGAAGATGTCAACCCAACGCAAGATCGTACCTATACCGGACTGAAGTGTTCAGAGGTTGGCTTCACGTTCAACGCTGCGGATGGACTACTTCAGGCAACAAGTTCGTGGACTGGTAAGACACCAACGACCAATACACGAACGACAGGATTGACGGCAACGTTAGAGAAGCCATGGATTGGCATCGACGCTAGCGTATCGCTAGGTGGCAGCGTAGTTGCGCGCGTGACTACGTTCAGCCTTACGATGACTCGCGCCGCTGATCCTATTCACGCGACTGGTTCACGTGATCCTATTCGGATTGACGAGGGACGACTAGAGGTGACGTTTAGCGTAGCGTTAGACGCTGGCGCAACGCCTACGGATGACTTGACGAAGTACCTTGGCAGTAGTGGCGCGTTCACAGAGCATCCGATTGTTCTCACGTGTACGTATGGCGCATCGACTACATTGCGTTCAATCGCATTCACGATGACCAACGCGAACTATGGCGAGGGTGCTGCGACGCGCGACATGGGCAGTGGTTTGTATCAGTTGACGTTTAGCGGCCGCGCTATGTACAACACAACTGACTCTGGACCAATCAAGGTAGTCTTGAACAACGCACAATCAACTGCGTACTAACAGGAGAGCGTATGTCGTACAACAAGAAGCCAGTCACGAAACGGATTGCACTTAGTGCTTGTGATGAACCAGACTTCTACATCGAAGTGGCTCATCCAGAAAGCATGAAGTGGAAAGTAAAGTCTCAACTGATTGCCGCAGCACAACGGCAAGACTTGGATGACGTTACACGTAGCCTTCATCAGATGGTTGCGCTGATCGTTGACTGGAACTTGTTGGACGCAGATACAGACGAACGTCTACCAGTTAGCGTAGAAGCGTTTGATCGTGTTCCGTCACACGTAGTGGAATGTATTGTCAGCGAGGTTGGACAACTCTTCAACGTACCCAAAAGCGGAGCGTGAACGTCTATTCGCATGGGTGGAGGGACATAAAGTCAATCCACCTAGTTGGGTACCAGACGCCATACTAATGCGCAAGTATGGCTACACGCCTAAACAAGTGTTGCGACTACCGCCACTATGGCGTGAGCGTCTACTGTTACTTGAGAGTTATGAGTCACAAGTTCAACAAGAACGATCACGCAAGGCTAAACAGAAAGCACGCTGATGGCCGGTAACGCTGGTGGTGTCATTCGCATCACTGCTATCGCAGACGATAAAGCAACTGGACCACTTTCTAAACTACAAGGCAAAGTAGAAGAGTTGCAGCGTGGCTTCGATGACGCTACCGGAGCTGTTAGCGATGCCGCAAAGTCTTTTCTTGGTTTAGGTGGCGCATCCCTTACCGTTGCTGCTGGTATCGGTGTTGTCGTTGCCGCTATTAGTGCCGCTGCTATTGGCTTTAGTCAGTATGCCAGTGAGGCAATAAAAGCGGCTGACGGCAATCGTAAACTATCGAAAAGTTTCAACGCACTTATTAGTGATACACAAAAGACAGAAGAAACATTACAAGCACTACAAGACTTTGCTGGCTTCACAGCATTCAAGGCAGACGATATAAAAGAAGTTGCGTTAGGTTTACTTCAGGCTGGTGTGGCCGCTGACGAACTCATACCAACACTCGCTGGACTAGGTGGTGCCGCACAAGGCAATACCGATAACCTAAAAGCATTAGCGTCGCAGTTCCAGACTTTAGCAGACACTCCGAAAGCAACAGTAAAGTCTTTGCGTGGGTTTGCTACTAATGGAGTGGATGCCTTACAACTACTCGCAGAGGCAACAAACCAAACTAAAGAACAGTTGATCAATAACTTCAACTCAATGAATATGAGCGGTGCCGATGCCGCTAGACTACTGCTTGCGAAGTCTGCTGAAAAGTTTGGCAGCGCAATGTTGCAGGATGTTGAGAATATCGACAACCTACTCGCTAGGGCAGCCGATAGCGCAGGTAATGCGCAAGAAGCACTCGGTAATGCGCTCGAACCATTACGCAAGGTATCGCTAAAAGCACAAGTTGACTACTTCAATGGCTTAACGCAGTTCTTCAAGGATACGTTCGACAACCCTATATTCGCGCGTTTGTTCGGGCAGGATGGTTCCGTTAGTCAAGCGATATCGAATATCAGCGAGATGATGGGACCAGTTATGCGTGTCCTCGGTCAACTCGGTGTCGCAGTCGCTGTCGTACTTGGTCACGTGATGTCTATATTAGGCGTTGTCGCTAAGATGCTCACGCCGCTATTCAAGGGTATAGAGAAAGCAGTACAGCCAGCATTTGAAGTCTTCATGGAACTATTTGACTTGTTCCAAGCGATCTATGAGATTGTGATTGAAGCGGCATCTGCGTTCAGTGATCTACTTGCGCCTATATTCGGTGTTGTTGGTGAGTTCAACATTCTATCGACAGCGCTACGTTTCATCGCATCGATGCTTCGTACCGCAACCGAATACCTGCGGGCATTCGGCAAACTACTCAAGCCACTATGGGACTGGTTGCGATCAGTAGCGAATATCGTGAAGGATGCGGCTGACGGTATTCGTACCTTCTTCGCATCGCTTGGACTTGGTCCAAAAGCAGGTGCCGATGGCGCAACTGGTTCAGACTTCTTCAAGGATGCGCTACTGAACTTGATCCCAGTTATTGGACCAGTCATTACATTAGTACAAACATTGTTAGAGAAGTTGGGCTTGATACCGCCAGTTAAGAAGGTGGATGTTCAGGTCAACGTACCTAACCTCGGTGACGTAAACGCAAACGTCAACGTAAACGTCAATGCGCGTAACGTCAGCGTAGTCGACAACCTAAAAGCAAAGTTAGCAGAACTTGTAGACAAGAAGATCAATATTGATGTCAATATAGGTCAGTCGCAAACTAATATAGAAAAGGTGCGAGATGCGTTACTGTGGTATAAGCCAGAGTTTGGCATCCTGTTTACCGCATCGACCGTAGTGGCTACGGTACTCGTTGAGAAGTTTCAGCAGTTACTTGGGAACGTTCCTGCTGAAGTACCCACTACCGTTACGGTAACGACAGAACCTGCGATGACGCAGGTATCAGACTTCAACACAAACATACGGAACATCCCTACCGTACAGACAACGGTAGGCATCCGTATTGCCGATGCGTCACGCGAGTTGCTGAAGTACATCAGCGATATGTTTACCGTACCGTTGGCGCTAAAGACTGGGTTTAGTCTAGCCTTCGGTAATGCGTTTGCGGAGTTGGCTAACTGGTCTGGTGCCTTGAACGCTATCCCACGAATGATTACAACCGTGGTGAATACTATTCAGGGAAAGACTGAAGTTGCAGATCAGCAGGCTGCTCCGGCAACACAGTTCGCTGGTGAAGACATTATTGTAGATGGCTCATCAACATCGCGTGGCGCGCCTATAACGAGCGGTGGAGCAGGTGATGTCGCTGCCGGTGCGATCATACTTGGCGGTGCCGCTATTGGTATTGGTGCTGGTGCTGGTCTATTCGGTGGTTGTTTCGTTGGCGATACGCTTGTGTCTACGCCAAATGGTTACGTTCCAATCGAGCAACTAGTTGTTGGTCAGTACGTCACGCTCTATACCGTCGATGGTGTTGTAGTCGCTGCGCCAATCGCTGAAGTATTCGTATTCGACAATCGAACAATCATGCAGATCATTACGTCTGACGCAAAGACGGGAGGGTACTGGGAAACAATAGAAGTTACTGGTGAGCATCCGTTTGCGGTTGTGAATGACCATCAGGATATTCCAGTACCCTACGAGTTCATACGTGCTGCTAACCTACAGGTTGGTATGGAGTTGCGTAATGCGTATGGACGCAGTAGGCGAGTTCATTCCATCAGGATGGTTGGATACACATCTCGCGTCTATAACCTAGAGGTTGATCATCCCGATCATACATACCTTGTCGGTAAGTTTAAGCACGTTGTTCATAATCGCAAGGGTGCCGGTGGTGAAGACTGGTTGCTACTAGCGTCTGGCGGTATCGTTATGAAACCAACTCCGGCAATCGTTGGAGAGGCTGGACCAGAAGCAGTTATCCCACTCGGTCAACTAAACGATATGCTCGGTGGTGGTGGTGGCGTGAATATCGCTAGCCTAGTCATCAATGTTGCTGGTTCGTTTAGCGATCCTGTAGCCGCTGGCGCATCCGCTGCCGATGCGTTCAGAAGGCAGTTAGGATTACAGCGTAGGATGCTTTTCCAGACAACGTAGGCGCGCCTAGTCACCTGTACGGGCAGCGTCGCACCGTTCACGTAGGGCAGCACGGTACCGGTGCCGGACACGCCTAGAACACGAAGTAAACGCGTGCTACGGGCAGGATCGCTAGGCGCGTGGTGCCGAACGGAGGCAACAAATGGCGCTAAACATTAGCCTTACGTTCAACGGTGTCCAGTACTCATCCTATGTGCGTTTGGCTAGTATCAAGATCAAAGAGTCACTACGTGACCGAGCAGGATCGCTAACAGGTCTGCAAATCGTCATCCCGTATTCGGGCAGTACACCTGCGGTAGCGATACCGCGTGCCGGACACGAAGCGGTATTGACCGTGAACGGTAGCACCGAGTTTGGCGGTATCGTTCAACGTGTTCGTGAAACGCCAGCAGGCAGTTCATCATTCTTGTATGAAGTAGATTGCGCTGACTACGTTCGATGGTTCGACAGATACCTTGTACAAGGCGTGACGTACCCTACGAATACCACTTCGGCAACTGCCGGTAGCATCATCAAGAGCATCATTACTGACTACTGCAATAAGGGATTGATTACGTGGGGGCAATCACTTATTGAAGCAGGTAACGTAATACAAGCACAGACGTTTGACTTTGAGCCACCAAGCCAGTGCATTGACCGTATCGCAAAGCAGATTGGTTATATCTGGTATGTAGACTACAACAAGAACGTAGTCTTTAGGTCATCACTTTCGACAGGCGGTGTCGCGCCAGTCGCTACGTTCAACTACGAGTCAGGCACAACGCTATTCGATATAACCGTTGACGAGACTGGCGACCAGATCATCAACGTTGCGTATATCAAGGATGCGAAGGCTGTTGCGACTAATCCCGAGACGGGTGTTGAACTCGACTACGCTGATGGGCTTGGTGATGGTGATGGCTATCGTTCCTTCTTCTCCCTAGGCTACGAACCAGCAAGTATGGCACAAACAACTGTCACAGTCACATTGCCAGCGGGTGGCGGCACTACAACGTATACGACAGGCAACGGCAAACTCAAGCAAGAGAACATCGATGGACAGCCTGGTGATGGAAAGACGAATGACGTTGCGTTATTGTGTCTGCCTAACTGGGGTGTACGCTTTCAGCAACCACCAGTAGCAGGCGCTACGGTAAGTGCAACCTACAAGTACTTGGATATTGGACCAGCAGTCTGGAAGGTAACTGATCCAACATCAATCACAGAAGTGAAGTCACGTGAGTCTGGTGCGTTGTCTGATGGCATTTATGAAGAAGTCTTCAGCGCATCCGATCTGATTGCCGTAGGAAAGCAGACCATCGAGGATAGGGCAACGCTATATCTGAACGCGCGTCGACATAAGTGGCAAATGACGTGTGGCGCATACGGTACGGGATGGGCTGCCGGACAATCCATTACAATCACTTCTAGTAAACGATTTGGCGGACAGTTCGCGAGTGGCGTGAAGTTCTGGGTGACCGATATCGAGAAGTCTTTCCCCACGCCTGACGTGTACATCAACCAAATAACGTTGTCATCAGATATATTTGGTGAACTGTAATGGACGACATCGCACGCGTTATCGCACGTATGCTCGATAACCAACGGGCACGACCTACGGTACCACGTAGCAGACCACTTCAGTTGTTCATTACGAGTGATGAGTTGGTCACGTCAAGCGAGACGAGTACGGTAACGGTCACGGCAGTAGGCGCGCCGCGCTACGGAGTTGGGAAGTATGGGCAAGTCATCTTTGGACAATAACGTTTATGACTTTCCACTCGTGCGCGGCAGGATCGCTATCACGATTGTCGATACCGTCAACCGTCAACAGATATCGTATATCGAACAAGATAACCTCATTACAACCGAAGGTTTGAACGCTATCGCTGCCGGAGTGGCAGGAACGTCCTTGACGCCATTCTATGTAATGGTGGGAACAGGAACGACAACTCCAACGCTAGCAGATACCGGATTGGCTACAGCAAGTACAGCGACATGGAAGTCAGTAACTGGAGTGTCAGCGTTAGGTTCATCCGTGTACTATGGAATGGTTTACGGTAGCGCAACCGCAAACGGTACGTGGACTGAGATTGGTTTGTGGCGCAATGCGACAGCGACTGCGAATACAGGTACGTTAGTCGCTAGGGCACTTGTGCCGTGGACCAAGAACTCAACACAAGTAGCAACGGTCAACTGGACTTGGACAGTAGTGTAGGACAACGATAATGCCTTGGACTTCTATGCGTACCGTCACGGACAATGTCGACACGGTACTAGCCAGCGATATCAATAATATCCGTGGCAATATCTTGATGATCTCGCCGGATGGAGTTGTTCATACGTTAGTTCAACAATCAAGCGCGCCTAGCGCACCAGGTGCTGGATTGGCTGCGATATACGCCAAGACAGATGGTTCGCTTTACTACAAAGTAGGCGCAAGCGGAGCAGAACAGTCAATCGGCGGGGCGGGCTTTGCAAAGTCTTTCTTGATGATGGGATAAACAATGCCTGAAACATTACGCGCAGCAGGATATGGAAGAAGTGGCTATGTGCTTGCCGCGCCTACCGGCACGATATCTGGATTGACCGTAAACATTACTTCCTTGACAGGAACGGTATCTGTAGGTCAATCAATCTATTCAACAGCATTGTCACCATCACTTCAAATCATTGGACTGGGAACAAGCACAGGAAGTACCGGCACCGCATTCGCTACGTATCAAGATGCGTGTATATTCACTGGATCAATCTCAACAACTACTCTAACGGTTACCGCAGTAACGTATGGAACGCTAGCGGTAGGGCAAGCGGTAGATGGAACTGGTGTAACTGCAGGAACATACATCACGGCACTCGGTACCGGCACTGGCGGCGCTGGAACGTATACGCTATCGCAGAGTTCAACGGTATCGTCAACCACTTTATATTCAGGGCAGAACAATAACGCGATCTGCACTGGGTCTATCGCAACAACTACGTTGACGGTAACGGCAATGACGAATGGCCGCATCCGTACTGGCATGACGTTATATGGCAGCGGCGTGACGGCGGGCACGACCGTTACGGCATATGGTTCTGGTCAGGGAGGCACCGGCACGTACACGGTATCGGCAAGTCAAACCGTAGCATCAACGACACTTACAACGTCATTCGCTAGCGCAGCGTTTGCGACATACCCTGCGGCATTTGTTGTCTACGATAATGGCGGCACGGCGAGTACAGCGAGCGTACTATCGAATATCACTGTTGCAAACAACAACCGCAGCACTGCGTTAGTTCGCATTACGAAGTCCAAGTCATCGACACTTCATAGCGATTGGGTAGTACTGTCGGATGCTAGCGTGGCCGCAAGCGATACATTGTTGTTGAGCAATGGTGTGATATTAGACTCAACTTGGCGCTACCTTATGGCGTCAGCTAACATTCCAGATGTAGTTGTATCTTGCGATGCGTCATATGTGACGTAATGATTGATGTTAGCGCAAATGGAGTGATGGTTTCGTGAGCGTAACGACAGCAAGCGTTGCTAATATCAACGGACAAAAGGCAAATACGCTGCGCAATACCAGATGGACGACCACCGGCAGCCCAACCGTGAGCGTAGTCGCTTATGGTGGTGTGATCTACGACGTGTATACGTACACGGCAACTGGAACGGGCACGTTAGTGGCTGGAAGCGCCAACCGCACGGTGACGGCACAGGTGTTGGTTATCGCGGGCGGCGGCGGAGGTGGCAGTTTTCAGGGTGGCGGCGGCGGTGCTGGGGGAGTCATCAAGCGCAGCGTTCAACTTGTTGCTGGCAGTACATATACGGTGACGGTTGGTGCTGGCGGTGCTGGGATTGCTGGCGGAACTGGATCGCAAGGCGTAGCGTCGTCATTCACGCAAACGTCAATGCTAACGGATGACATCACAGCAACAGGCGGAGGTGGCGGTGGCGGTATATACGCACCAAATGGCTTGACCGGTGGAAGCGGCGGAGGTGGTGGAGTTTATTCAACGAGCGGCGGTACGGCGGGTGCGGCAACCGGCAGGCAAGGCAACGCAGGCGGAGCGGGGTTGGCCGGTGGAGCAGGTTCCGGTGGTGGCGGAGGAGGGGCAGGCGCGGCGGGAACGGCTGCCAGCGGCGGTGGCGCAACACCCGGTGCGGGTGGTGCCGGTGCTCCATGGATCGATGGCGTTACACGTGCGGGCGGAGGTGGTGGTGGTACCAACACTTCAGCCGCGTCAGGCGGAAGCGGCGGAGGTGGTGGTGGCGGCAGTGCGGGCACCGCAAACACTGGTGGTGGCGGTAGCGCCAGTATTGGTGGCAACACTTCAGGCGCAGGTGGCTCAGGCATCGTGATTATTGCCATACCGAGGTTTGTCTGATGGCACACTATGCTGAGATCATAGACCATAGAGTAGTTCGTGTTGTTGTTGTTGCTAATGAAGTTACTCACGCTACACATGACAATACTGAAGATGAAACACTTGGCGCAATATTCTTGAACAATCTACTCGGAGGTGAATGGGTTCAGACATCATACAATGGCAATATACGTAGAAGATACGCTGGTATTGGCTATATGTATGACCGTGAACGGGATGAGTTCGTTCCACCAAACTACGTTCTAATCAATAACGAATGGACTGCGCCAGATGAAGACGTACCTGCCTCTTGACGGCGCATCGGTAGCCAATCCTACACAAGGTGGTTATGAATACCTTGAATGGTCATCTCATCAGAATGGCTATCACGAAGGCATTGATCTGAACTGCGGAGTTGGCATCGATGGTGACTTGGGCGCGCCACTACTTTCCCTAACGAAGATGCGCCTAGCCTATTCAGGAGTTGCGCGTGGGTTCGGCAACCATCAGTGGTGGGAAGTCATCGACGGTAGCGAATACCAAGGCGCATATGTTCACTATGCGCACGCTAACGAGTTCATCTATAGCGATGTCGATACTATCGTAGAACGTGGTGACGCTATCGGCACCTGTGGCAAAAGCGGTAACCAGTACGCTGCGCATTTGCACTTTGTTGTAACGAAGTCTTGGCTTGGGCCAACGTACTACGGTGGACCATCGTTGACCGTAGACGAAGTGCGCGCGGCAACGCATGATCCAATCGAGTTCTGGTCATACTACAACGAACGAACGGAAGCCAACCATATGGAAGTTACTGAACAAGAACGTGAACTGATCCAGAAGGTGCGCGACACGAACTATCCAGTAACTGAGGCAACGCGACTGATCGAACAAGCGGCAGGTCTCGGTAGTAATGCCGACAGCATCGCTGGTTGGATCAATCAGATTGGTGCGTTAGAAGAGCAGGTACGAGTTCTGTCAGAACACCTCAAGCCGCAAGATGAACTGCAATCCGAACCACAAGCCTAAGTCTCAATCGCCAACTTTTATCGCTTTTGGCTAGGCTACACCTTTATCGTGTGTAGGTTCTGGTATGGCTTTGTTCTAATCCGGTATGGGCGTGTCGGGCTGCAGACGGGTGTCGGTACCTAAACGGGGTGCGACACGCCTAGAATGGCCAGCAAACGCGTGTTTCGGGCATCGGAGCGTAGGCGCGCCTAGCCAGCACACCTGCCAAATAACAACTACTATTTGATATCTAGTCGCAGTCATTGAGGGGTGAGTTAGCGTGCATTGGATGGACGAGAAGCCAACCCTGAATCAAGTGATTGCGTCTGTGTTGTCGACGCTTGCCCTGATCGTTGTTTCGTATATTGCGCTTCAGGGAGATGCCGCGGCAAAAACAGCCCTAATCTCATTCATGGGCGCAGCGTCTGGCACGTACTTCCTACAGAAAGCCACGAACGGTACAGGCAACGGTACAGGCAACGGTAACGGACAACCGAAACCATAACAAGTACCGCCGCGCCGCATTAGAACATCTGTACTAGGCGCAACTCATAAAGGCAGTGTTCGTTAGACAGGTGAGGGTAGTCTTGTGAACAACTTCAGTTAGGTTGTTCCCCCGACCTTGAACTGATCGTTGCCGCACTACTAGGCGTGCCGTCTGTTCTTGCTATTCGTTAGACAGATGAGGGTATGCACCCTCTACCCTCAGCCCACTCGTGACGATGCTCTCCGTCACGGGTGGGTCTTTTTTTATGCCTTACGTTTACGAATACGGTCACTTTACTAGGCGCGCGCCTATATATATAGGAAGCGACTGTCTACCCTAGGCGCGCCTAGGAACACTGGATATTCGCCTGCGGATGCCGTATGCTCATAGGACCACCGCTCTAGGCAGCGGCGGTACGGAGGGTAAAAGGTGGCACGCAATCCCAACCCAAGGACAACGATGACCGTGTTCGTGTACGACACGACATTGTGCAAGACACTCGCTATTCAACTCACTGCAAAGTCCATCGACATTGATTACGAGTTCAGTAACGAACTCGGCAAACTGTATCGCTACTCGAACTGCGAACGCTTCGGACTGGCCGCTGTTCAATCGCTGTACAAGAAGTACGACACGGTAGCGATAACGCTTGAACTGAACACGACCGAAAGCGAATACGGCACCTACATCCGAGTGCGGTACCAGAACGCTACCGGCACCGTTAGCGGCACCCGCAGGTTCAGGTTGATCGCTGCGGTATACGGCAGTAAAGACTTGATCACGAACTACATGGCGCGAGAAGGCTACGCAGTATCGTTCCAGACTACGCTAGACAATGGTTCGTGGGAACGTGTTGTTGAGAACATGACACACGTTCAGCCCTATCACATCTAAACGGACACGGCGCGCCTATCGACAACGGTAGGCGCGCCTACTAAGGAAGAGCAACGATGACAACAACTATTAGTACCAACAAGTCAGACTACACAGTACTACTTATGAACAGTACCCATAACGAACAAGGTGACCTTGTAAACACGTTGCGCGTTGTCGAGACACGCGCTTGTATTAGCGAGTTAGTTGATACTAAAGAACACTTTTGTCTAGACACCGATAGCGTTGCGACGATGGTTGCGTATAAAGCGATCTGCGACATATACGATACAAGTGAATATCGCATCGGTGGTTGCGATGTGGATGATAGCGTTGTCATCTATATCGACAGCCTAAACGATCAGGCATGGCATCGTACCTACAAGGTGCTTGGCGCATACCGTAGTACCGAGTCACGAGACGTCATCTTTGCTCTATTAGAAAGTGGAAAGGTGGATATATTTGACTTTAGCCAGACCAAGTCATAACACGTTAGCAGTACAACGTATAAGGAGAGCAACGATGAAGACTTCAACTATCTGGTATCCAACTACCCAATCAGACTGGACAGTGCTACTCAAGAACGTCACGCATAACGAACAAGATATGCCCGTCAATACGTTCCACATGCTAGAGGCACGCGCAACCTACAACGAGTTGATCAAGGCTAGTGAAGACTTCGTTGTTGACACCTACAACGTTGCCGTGATGGTTGCGATCAAAGCGATCAAGGATGTCTACTCCAACATCGAGTATCGCATTGACGTTCAGATCATCCAGAACAACGTCTGCTTGTATATCGAGACTAGTCTAGACGACACTTACCATCGCACATACGAAGTGGTTGCCGCATATCGTGGCACCAAGCAACAAGTAGCCAATCACGTCTTACACGTGATACTGAATACAGGAAAGGTAGGTATATTGACCGACACTGAGTTTGACACAACTACGTTCAAGCCTTCCGTACTCGGCGTGACTTCACGCTACTAGTATCGACAAGGAGAGCAACAATGGCACGTACTAAGACACCATCTATCGAAACAGTCAACCGTTTACGTAGGCTGTACGTTCAGTATCAGTTAGATGGCGAAGACGTAAACAAGAAGGCAGCGGAGCGTCTATTGGTTGCGTTAGCAGATCGCTTTGAGGTTGATCTGGAGTACAACAACGTACGTGGTTATGGCATTACGTTCGGTGATCTTGGCGCTGCCACGTCTGATCGTCGTGATGAAGTCATTAGGTGGCAGATGGAAGTTGATTCACTTGATACGTCTAAGAAGTTGCGCTACGCAATCGACCAGATGTACTCAGCACGTATCGCTAGTATGGAGGTTGTTGCTAACGCAACGTGGCGGCAAGCGTATCTGGACCATCTTGATGGCGCGCCATTTGATATTGACACCGATACCGCCGTGCTTGCGATAGACGATGTCGTAACGGCAACCGAGACATTGCGCTTTCGTATTCGGCAAACACGCAGCGAATGGTTATCAGCACTCGTAGGGCAAGATCGTTATGCCGGAGTTGGAGTATTCGCGCGTCTATTACGTTATGCGGATGACATCCTTGACGGTATCGATGTTCGGCAGTACATCGGCAATCGCAAGTGGTTTCGTATTGAACCACACCGAACGATTGCCGATGGTGAAACTGAATACACGAAGCGTGTGACGGTCAAGCATTATGCTGCGCACATCCTCAGGCAGATTGCTTCAACCGTTATACGAGATGGTTATCACGCCTACCCTGTGAACTGTGCGAACACGTGCCCTAACGCTCAACGGTATCAACCCAGCATTATGGATCGCACTTCCTATCTTGTCGATGACCAGACGGCAATCGAGTACTTAGTCAATATATGTCACAACTTGCGTTCTATCGGGCTGCGGTATGGGTACGGGATGAATACAGAAGACAAGTCACCTTCTTTAGATGATCGTGCGAGTTGGCCTGTATACGCAGCACTGGAACTGAACAACTTCCTGCGCACCAAGTTCTATGTTTCGGACAATAGAGCGTTGCACGCACCTGTAGACGTTGACCGTTGGGATAGTGATGACTTTTCTATACCGGTTGGCGTGGCATGGGAGGTGTGCGCATATATTAAGTCACTAAGCGATAACGAACTGCTGAACAACCAGACTGCGGAGTATCGCAGCCTTGTAGTCGCTGGACTGATTGCGTTGGAACGTATCGGCACCCCTAAGGCAATCAACCTTCTGAACGAGTTGCGTAACGATCTGGACAACACGCCATTCATTATGAAGGGTGGCTTTATAGATGACAACCATTGGGAGGTGCGTTGGTACAAGATCGTGAGTGTGTTAGTTCAGTCCTTGCCGAAAGAGTTGACGTTCAAAGCGACATGGTTCAACGTGAACGGTAAGCGTCACTCTGGCTGGGCGTGGTTCTGGAGGTAACAACACGACTGCGACAGGGTAGATGTTTTTACCTACCCTGTCGTAAGTCTAGGAACAATAAGATGTACAGCAGATATCTGGAAGACAAGTTTGGACCTATCGGCACCGTAAGCAGTGCGGTGATCCATAACGGTCAGATTGCGTATATCAACGGTAGCGCAATCTCAAGCGACAACAAGACGCGTGAAGTCATCAGCCTTCTTAGTGATCGTGGATATACGATGGTTGTCGGTTGGCCATACGGTAACGATTACAACGATCCCATAGATGTCAGCAGGCAGTTAGCCATCTACATCGGCAAGAAGTCAAAGCGTGTCTGGGAAGCGGTTGTTCATACCGGCATCGTGGCTACCGGCAAGATGTTTCATATCACGGCAATCAGGCTGTCCGATTGGGATGCCGTGCGTCTAAAGGTACGCATCGATGATGCCAACGCTGATCGGTGGATACAGGCATATAGCGACGCGAATATTGCGCGAGATATTGACCTGTTGATTGGTGACTACGCTCAATGGTGCGAACCATGGGATACGACACCGAGTGTTTGGCTACAAGTACAACGTAAGTTGTTTGCGAAGGATATATAACAATGCCCAAGTTTGACGAAGCGGTTGTCGAGACTACAACGGACAGCGTTGACAACACGAGTACCACTGGCTACGTAGAACTCCAAGAGGCATACGATACGGCACGCAATCGCTACCGTGAACTAATGGCTAGCGTGCGAGTGTTCAAGGCAACTCGTAAGAAGCGTCAGAACGATATTGCGAACGGCAACTCATACGAACACGATGCCCTAGTCAACCACCTTCGCATCAGCATCCTAGAACTCGAAGAAGCAACGCGCAAGATGAAAGATTGCTTGAACACAATCGACCACGCTGAACGTATGCCTTTATACAAGGATGGCTACGGGCAGGCTGCCAGCGGTACCGAAGGCTAGAACGCGCGTTCTAACGTCAACCTAGGCGCGTCACCGATAGGCGCGCCTAGGTTGGGAGAGCAACGATGGAACTAACCACCGAACAACAAGAACGTGAAACATTCAACAATGTTTGCGTTGACAGGAAAGTCTTTGACTGGCTAAACGAACGCATACACAAACTCGCAACGCGCGCACGTAGTCTCGGCATGTCGGCAGATGACGTTCCTACCCTACATATCAACGAACGCATACCGGCAGAACGATGGGTCGTGTTTCGTATCGCTAGCATCAGCGCTATGGGCAACGTTGACGGATGGCTAGAGCAGATGGTGTTCCCTATCGGTAAGGCACCACGTACGTTTGAACTGGCACGACTAGAACAGGCAGCGCTACCGGACAACCTAGCGGAGCGTCTGGTCGATGCCGATGGCACAGATATTGTTGAAGATGATCTCAACTATTCGTACCGTAGTCAGTTCATTCGAGACGCTAATCACGAAGTCAAGTGTTGGGTATGGCAGCGTTCAAGCAGCGACAGGCACTCCGTACGCATACCGTCAACGCTCACTCACAACTATGTAGCGAAGATTGCCGATGACGAGTTGTTCATCGTTAGCGTTACCGGCACTAATCCCAAACTATCAGGGTGGTCATTAGCAGCGGTACTTAAGCCAATCGAGGTTGTTGAAACTGACGATAGTGGCAACCGTTCGGGTGGCGGTATCGAGACGCTTGTCGCATCGCTAGTCGATGACCTGCCCACTAAGTACAACAACAGGACTGACTCTAGCGTTTGCGATCACTGCAACAAGCATCGTAGGCGTACCGAGACGTTCGTTATGCGTCACGAAGACGGCACGCATCTACAAGTTGGTCGTCAATGTCTACGTGACTTCTTAGGTCACGACAGCCCAGAATCAATCCTGCGTTTAGGCGAGACGCTATTTGGAGAGTGGTCGCGACTACTAAACCAATGTACATATGAATGGAACGATAACGATGCGTCTGACGGTAAAGGGATGTACTCGGTCATCGACTGGGTAGCGTATACGTGTATGGTTGTTCGCCGGTATGGCTACGTTTCACGTAAGACATCGGAAAGCACCGGCAAGGAGTTAACGCGTTGGCGAGTTCTAGGCGCGTTGCAATGTAAGTCACACCGTGACCTAATCAGTCGTGGACTAGACTACCCAAGCGCAAACGATTGGGATTGGGCACGAAACTCGGTAGCGTGGGCCAAGTCTATTGACATCAACGGAGCATCTACGTTTACGCAGAACCTGTCTATAGCGTCACGATCATCGTCAGTTCTAAACGTAGAAGGTTTCGTCACCTACTTGCCTATCGCATACCGTAGGCATCTCGAATCACTAACGGAAGCCAAGCCGAAAGCAAAGTCAAGCGTCCATGTGGGCAAGGTTGGCGAACGTTTAGAACTACAACTCAAGGTGACTTTCGCCAACACCTACGAAGGTGACTATGGAGTGCGAACGCTAATCATCCTCAAGGATGTCGACAACAATACCTACAAGTGGTGGGCAAGCGGCGAGCATCTGATTGACGTTGGCGCTACGGCACGCGTCAAGGCAACGGTAAAAGCACACGAACTCAACAACCGCAAGAACAACGAGTGCGTGACCGTTCTACAACGCGTGGCGCTAGTCAAGAACGCAGCGTGGCTTGTGCGTTCGGACAACGATGGCTTTAGTTGTCCACCAGCAGGTACGCCAGACCTGCCCGTGGCGGCGGACAAACCAAGCGATGAAAGGTTGACACAAGAAGACTACGAAGACATCGAACGATTTGCGGCTGCCGTTAGCCGCGCCTAGCACAACCACAAGGAGAGCATTGTGGACAACGATACCACGCTACAGATCAGGATGTCGCTGGTGCGACTGCTTGACGTTAGTACTCGCAAGCGGATGCTCGTCAAGGCACTGATGACCAACCTACGCAACAACCGAACGAACAACGCGCACTTGATGTCGCAGATCAACGAGATCATCAACAACCAGATCATGGAACTCGAACACCTACTTGACGAGTGCCGTGTAGCGGCAACGCAGGAGTAAGTCATGTCATCTGAGAGCAACAACGACATCGTTATCGCTGAACGTGCGCCTACGGCAAAAGATATCCAGACGCTAGGCATCCGCACTCTTGTCGGCACCGACAGCATTCAGGTAACGGCAACCCAAGCGACACGATTTGGCGCATACGATCTTGATCGCATCGTGACTAGCGACAACCTCGTGGCGCAATACCGCGCGCTATCGGCAACCGAGATGGTTAGTAACTACAGACTTGCAGAAGCATTCCACGTTCGTGGCGAACTGTTTCAGCGAACGATTATTCATCTGCGCGACATACTTAGCGCATACGACAACGAAGCGACTGACGATGCCATTAGCGAACTCAACCGTATGGCTATGGTTAGCGGTAGGTCAAAAGACTACGACAAGTTGTACGGACAGACTTGCGACAACCTAGCGGCAGCCAGTTTCGCGCCTACGTGGCATAGCATTCTGCGTGACTTGGGTACGTGGACTTCTTTACTCTACGATGGACCGAACGTAAACGCACTTCGCATCTGCGTTCCACAACAGTTATATCTGTCTATCGGCACGCGCCTAGGTGACGTCAGTTCGTTGATTGACCGATACCACAACGTACAGCGTAGGCTAGGCAAGCGGTATCGCAACGACATCCATAACTCATCGACTATCGCATCGCATCAGCAAGCACTTGCTCAGGTAGAAAGTCAACTCGATACGTTACATCAACAGGCAACGTGTCTAACGATGGTCATGCACGCTTTGCATATCGCTGCCGCTAAGTGGCATCGTGACGCTAGTCCAGACGATACGTATGCGTTGTCTGTCGATATCGCAAGCGAAGTCTGGAACCTTTACAACCCGACAATGCCACCGCTTCCTTCAGAGCCATCGTGGACAAGTGGCGCAATAACTCGCCTACTAGTCGCACGGGCATCGTTCCTACGGGCAGCGTAGGCGCGTGGCGGGTGGGTGCCGTACGTCTAGCCTACTTGGCTACGGCACCCGCCTGTACGGGCATCCTCGCGCGTGTTTTAGGGCACCCGCACGGCGCGCCTACGGTCGACATCGGGCAGATATTCGGAGCAAATACCAATGAGTGTTGAACACAGCGATCACGTTATAGGACACGTCAAGTTCTATCGCCACGACAACGCAACTCCATTACGTCTGCCAGTGGCACCTAGAAGCGGCAGGCTGACTATCGAGTTGCGTATTCTGAACGCGTTGATTGAACGAGTTGCGAGTTATCTTGCTGATTGTAACTACAACAAGTTACGTAGCACAACAGCCTATACTCGTTCACTTATGCGCAAGGCAGATGAAGAAGTTGGCGCATACTGTTACGGCAACATGCGCCTATATAAGGCTGCGTGGGTAGGCATTCAGATGCGCGCCGCACAAATCACGCATGATCGTGATCAACTACATAAGACGTTGATGAGCAATATCGGCAATGGGTAGTTGGTCGACACCCGATAGCCTGCCTGCGCGGGTTGCGTTAGCGGTACGTGATTGCCCAACGAATATACCGGTGACGATACCGATGAGTCACTTTGTTGAGAAGGTGCGTTCGGTAGCGCCAACGGAGTTTGATATCGATGAGCAGGCAGTTTGGGAGTTGGTCGTTGAGTATGACCTGACCGATTATGCGCTAGGAAGGGTGAACGGTAACTGGCGCAGTTTCGTTCTAGTCACGCCTATAGCCATCAACGCTGATGGCACGCTTGCCGAACACCCCGATACGTTGCGGTACGTATGTCCACGACAGGTACTTACATATAACTATGGCCACGACTGATCTGTACGTCTTGTATGAAGTCAATCCTACTACTGGCGCCAAGAGGTTGATAGAAGATGGACTAACGCTAGAACAAGCACAAGACAAACTGCAACGATGGCGACAGCAGGTTGAATGTCGTGGCGGCAACTCGGAGCGTGAACGGCGGTACTGTAGCCAACGCTACTGGCAGTTCACCGCAAAGTCTTACCGATAGAGAGAGCAATATGTTTACGTCTAACCTACACCGAACACTAACGATTGGCTACATCATCAGCGGTAGCCAGATGGCGTCAGACTTGTCTGCGTATTCGTGGATCATGCGCGGCCTGCCTCTAACGTCACAACACGTGAACACAATCAACCACGTCAACCATCGTGCTACCGAGATGTTCAACGAGACGAACTCGAATGAACTTGTTGTCAACACTTGGCGTGCGCCTAGCGATCTGTACGAAGGTGCTGGACGCCATTCATACCGAGTCATCCGTGGTGAACGTAAGGCATACGGATTGCCACCGTACTTAGTCATCGGTAGCGTGTCATACGACAACGTTCACGAGTTGTATCGAGTACGTGTCGTATACGATGCGCCAGGCACTACCGATGGCAACGCAGTTGTCATTATCGAGCATAACGTTCACACAGGCCGCAACGCAACGCTATCTCAATCGTGCGCGAACGTTCTTGCCGTAAGTGCGATGTGTGCTGCCGATTATGTACTTGCGCTCGGTGGCGACTACGCAGTCAAATCCAACCTACATCAGGTGACGATAGACGAAGTCATCGAAGAGATACTACAACTGTCTAACCTATACGTCACGTCTAACGCAAACAAGTACTGCGACGATGCCGCATACATCCGTGGCTTCTGCCGTGCCGTGTTAGACGATACGTTGACTGACCTGCTCGCTAGGATGCCAAGGTCAACCTATCGGCAGGCGTGATGAGTTGATATTCGATACCGCGGCGTGTTATGCTGACCACGCGCGTGGAGGTGCGCTGAATGGATCAGGAGCAGGTTGCGGTACGTTCGTTCACCAGTGACGTGACGGACAACGTAGAACAACCCAAGCGTGTATACCGACAGCGAAGGAGCAAGGCAACAGGCAGGAACAAGGCAACGCGCAAAGGAACACTTACCGCGAACGGAAGGCTGTACACCAAACTCGTGTTTGTCGATGGGACGATGCTCAGGACTATTCGCAAGAAGTTGTCTATAACACTTCAAGCGTTGTCCGAAGCGAGTGGCGTGTCGTATGTCAACATCCAACGGATTGAGACGCAACCGATCAGCCATACCTTCCCTGCCACGCTTGATCGCATGGCACAGGTGCTAGGCGTGCCAGTCGCTGTACTGATGCGCAACGACAAGCAGAGCGAGTTGTCTACCGTTAGCGCATAACTGTTAGTGATCGGTTGGATATAAAGTGCGAACGATATGTTTAACCGATCACATACGACATCGCAAGGAGAGCAGCGATGCCCGTCACCATGCAGGGTGGCAAAGAGTACTTCACGGTTGCGGAGCGTCTAACGCTAGCGCACGGTGAAGACAACAAGCCACACGGTATTAAGTCAATCGACACGATTATCGTGACCGATGGCGAATACCCATACATCAAGGCAATCGTCACGTTCAACGACGAGCGTATGTTTAGCGGCACGGCATCTATTCGGTCAGGTGGTCGTGGAGCAGAAGCAACCAATCCGCTAGAAGTTG